GCCTGTTGACCAAAAGCAACCATCCAGTTAGTACCGCCTTGAACCTGTACCAAGAAGTCACCAACTTGATAACCAGTTTGCTGGACTATGACACCAGAGCGAGACATGTGCTTACTGCTTGTTTGAGTGGAAATACCCAAGCGTTTCTGTGCAGCAGCTAGTTGGTCAGCATCAATGAAACCCTTACGGTGTGCTTGGCTAAGGCGCATCTGTTCAGCACGAAGTTTTACTGCCGCAGCATAACCCTCCTGAAACTCGAACCTTAGTTTACGATTGGCATCAGCTTGTGTCCTAGCAGCCTGTGCAGCCTCACGGGAACTAGCAACAGATGCCCTAAGCGTATCGTCATAACGCCTGTTCATCTCATTTGCTTCTCTACGTGCGGCAGATAAAGCCTTTAGTTCCGACTTTAGTACTTTAGCTGAAGCATCCGCTTTTTTCTCTTCATTGGAAGCCTTTAGTATAGCCTTGCCATAAGCAATAAGTTCATCCTCTGACTTCTTATACCTTTTAGCTAACTGTTCAATACCCTTAGAGGCTTTGGCTTGTGATATACCACCACGGTCATACGCACTGGATAGTTTTTTAACACTAGCTTCTAGGTTCTCAGTAGACTTAATGGCTGAAATTACGTTTTGATTTCCAGTTACCTTAATGTCAATACGGATGTCATCAGCCATTTGCAGTCCTCATACGTGAGCGTCTAAACTATTAGATTTAGCCCTGTTAATATATCTTGGCAGAACCTGTAGATTCCACGGAACGTGTAGGCCACAAACATTTTTACCATTCAAAGGGATTATGTGGTCAACTTCATACTTCATACCAGATGTAACCTCACAGTCCCTCGCTTGCTCGTAGAAGTTATTTATAGAATCCTTCTGCTCTTTTGTAAGCCAACTAGGTGTCGCAGAAGACTTTGAGGCTCTATAATTAGATGAATATCCCCTATATTTACTAGGGTTTATTCTGTACATTTCAAGCCTACTTGTGTTTATTTTACCCCTGTTATTTATTAAGTAACTTGAGCTATAGCTTCTTGCTTTGTCAGGGTTATCTCTGAACCAATCTTTTGAATAGCTAGGGTTGTTTTTCCTAAACTTCTCATTACCAGCCGCCCTAGAGTCTTTGTTGTTCTGCCTATATAACCTTTGAGCTTCTTTTATCTTCAGCTTGTTTACTTGTTTGTAGGACTTCCTACACGTCTTACAGTAAGCGTCCAAGCCATCTTTTGTAGACTTATCTTTGTAAAAAGATTTATTAGGTAAAACCAAGTCACAAGCCCTACACAATTTAGTTCCCATTGTAAACATCCATAAACCTCTCATCTAGGATGAATATAGTCTCAATGTCCCGATGGTCAATCTTATTACCAGTTATTTCCATCCAATCTTTAATCATGGAAGGCTCTAGTAAGGTAGGACCATTAAAACCTGAGTTTCTACGGCGGTTAAGAAAGGTAAAGGCAGACCACACGTGGGCTAATAGATCAGGAAATCCTACAGAAGGTTCCATTTCTTTTAAGCTACGTCCAGTCTGCCTTTCTACTTGTTCTAGGTGGTGTCTCTTGGTAATGCCATTAGCATCTGGCTTGTTTAGGTTAAACTGATGTTCAGCCCACTCAAGTAGATCAGATGCTAAACTTGAGTAAAAACTTCGGCATCCGCGACAGCCTCCTCAATTTGGTCCTTGATCCAGAAGACCTCTTGGTAAATCTTTGTAGCTTCATCAGCAGTAAACTTAGGTTGCTTACCACCAGAAGTGATATTCCAATCCTTAGTGGTCTTAACCAACATCTTGATTGTAGCTACTTCAAGTTCTTCTGCTGTGATAACATTAGTATTACGGTTGCCTTTAGCTTGCATCTGCTTCAAACGGATGTTAGTCTGTTCGTGTACAGCAGATTTATACTCTTTAGAATGTGGGGCGTAGACAGTAATAGTCATAACACTACCGTCTTCATTCTTAAGAGGCTCAAAGGTCTGTGGGTGCTTCAGTTCTACTTCAATAGTTTCAGTAGTAGGGATAAGGTTCATCAAGTCCATGTCGGGATTTCCTATTGTTTTGGTGCAGCCAATGACTGCTTTAAGTTAAACATTTGATCGGGTTTTGATTGGTGTAGCAGGCTGGAACCTAACCCGACGATAAGCCCCAGCCCTGTCCCCTAAGATGGCTATTGCCAACCTAAGAGGGTCTCTTAGGCGCTCGTATCAGGACGAGAGATAACCAAGTTAGAGCCTTCTGTAGCATCGTAGAGAGCCACGAAAGGCAGAGTAATCACTCGTGAACCTGTGCCACCATCTACGGGTACATCAGCGCCGTTAATCTTAATACGAGGGAACTGGAAGCTGTACTCGTTAGCACCTGTAGGGTCATCTACACTAACGATCAACTCACTCTCGACTTCATCAATAAAGCGGGTAATCAGTGAGGCGTCTTCAAAGTATGCTGTGAACGTACCTTCGATAGTGGCCATACCATACTCAAGGGAGGGTGCAGAGTCGCTACCTACAACAAAGGTTGCTGCTAGAGCGTTATCAATAGTGAAGTCAATAGACGTAACAATCGCTACGGCAGATGCACTAGCTACGTTACCAATGCTAAGATCACCTGAGTACGAGTCGAATGGTTGTGCAGCAGAGGCAGTATCTACAGTCTTGCCTGTACCGCTGATAGTCATATCCTTGCCTACCATAGAGAGGGTAGCAGTAACCATCTGGTTTGGAGCAATAGAGATAGCTAGGGAACTAACCGAGCAGCCTGTGAACACACGGAACTGACTAATATCGTTAGCTGCGTCTTCAATAGAGAAGTATTTAGGTGTAACACCAGTCTTAAGTACGTCAGGTGCAGCTACGGGTGTAGCATCCCACACACCAAACATAGCGCCCTCTAGGAACAAATCGAAGTCACCATCACGAAGGTCAACTACAATGTCACCACCAACTTTACGGTTACCATGACGGTCTACTCGTAGCATACGGTCAGGTTGGATTTCATTCCCTTGAACGCGATCTTTAGTCAGGTTTAGGGAGTGGGTATTATATGGTAGTGCAGTAAAGTTACCTGCTGGTGTAGTACCAAAGGTGCTTTCTACAATGTAGCTAAGACCGCTACGGCTATTCTGTGCAAAGGCCATAAGAGGCTATCTCCTGTTAGTTGTAAATTTGATACCCGATACGGACAGGGACCATAAAGTGTGAACCTTCCGGAACACCCAAGTCTCTTTCTGCATAGCGAATGTGGATGTTGATTGCCCCAAGACTAATATCAGTAGTAGCCTCAAAAGCGTCTAGTATCTTATCTGCTAGATCGTCAGCAGCACTTGGTCCTACACCTTCAGGTACAAAACACTCTATTAGGTAGTAACCTTGGTAGTACATCTGAGGATTAAGACCTCTTACAGCAGGCTCCCTAAGTGTAGGAATCATACGGCACTTGATGTAAGGTTCGTTAGTAGTGGGTGTGAAAGTTACATTTTCCCAAGCTATGCTAGGTATGTCTGTAACCCCCGATAAAGCAACCTCGAAAGTTGCCCTAATATCTGAGTATATTGAAGCCATTACCTAAACCTATCCCTAACTCTACCTACAGTCTGAAACCTCTTATCAACCTCTTTAGCGTCCGATGATCTGTTCACTAGGACAGCCCCACCTTTTTCTATTATTTGGGTTTTATATGCAGCAGCATCTGTAAGGATATTCTGCCTAGCATCGGCTTTAGCGCTTGCGGTATCTTTTGAAGGTTTACCCTCCCTTTGCCTACGGCGACCGCTACTAGAGCCAATGGGTCGTATGGACCAAGATTCTACAAAAGCACCAGTGTCAACGGGGGATATTTCTACTGCATACAGACCAAGGCTTGTTAGCTTTTCCTCTATAGCGTCACCGTACAACTCTTGTAGCTTAGTCATCTTAGCTTGAAAGCTAGGACTAATGGTTACCTGAGTTACCATAGGTTATTCCCTTACTTGACAAGTGTAGCAGACTAGGCTATTACCTGAGTAAATCTTAGAGACGCCTACAACCTTAACCGTGTCACCTCTACCCACGATAATGTCATCAGCGTCAGGCTCAGGAACAACTACACCACTTGTGTCTAGGTAAGGGATAAGAACCTTACGGTCACCCATCACGATATTGTCATTACCCATCTCACTCAGGTTATACTCTGCGAAGTAAGCCTTAACCGTGTAGTTTGTAGTAGTGTTAGTACCCGTAGAACCTGTAGCTGGATTATAAGCTGCGTAAGAGTTCTTAGTTAATGTTACATCACTACCAAACCTATTAACCAAGGTAAGTAGCCTATTGCTCATTAGTGCTGACATCTAGGTTATCCCTTACTCATCGTAGCTAATGACATTACCATTATAGTTAGGTGGGTTATGAAACTGGTCCCTACGGAAGGAAGGTTGTACTCGGTTAGTCTGTAGCCTAGCACCTTCAATAGAGGTCTTAGTGATACCACCAGCGTAGACACCGAGTTTAGCACCAGCAGTCTTACCTTGGTACTCTAGGTCGTCAGCTAGTTTAGTGTATTGCTTACTTAGGTTAGAGAAGTCTGCGGACAGTTGCCCGTCTAGTTCTACATTAACCTCACGAGCGTACTTAGATGCTACAACCCTAGCTAACCAAGAGGCAGAGAAGTAGACATTGTTACCATTCTGTCCTAGAGAGAAATTAACCTCAGCATCTTGAACCAAAGGCTCTAGTGAGTTAGTATCACCTAGCAGTAGTCGTGTAGCGTTAAGACGCCCTGAGGCCGTATCCGTAGTAAGGTCGGTATCATCATAGGAGAAGGCCATCAGGGTATCCTAGCTATAGTTATTCTTGTGTGGTAGCTTCAGTCTTATCACCTAAGACCTTATCTCGCAAGGTGTAGTAGATTTCCTCTGACCACTTATTAGAGTACATCCACCCTCGGATTAGACCCCTTTGTTTAGTAGGGATAGCAGACTGACGAAGGCGTTTAATCTCGTAGTCCTTGGTGGATACTGTACGGCTTTTAAGTTCCGCGTTCAGGAGTGTTACTAAAGTCTTTAGTTGTGCGGCATCCATCTCGTGTAGACGATCACCAACTTTATTCTGTGCCTCAAGGGCAGGGTTATGGTGGACATAACCGATGGAGTATAGTTTAGCTACGGCACTTTGGTCAAACCCAAGGTTCATCCATTTGTACTCTTCACCTTTGACCCAATTCTTACCACCACTATTAAAGGGGATTTTAACGAAAATAGGCCAGTCGATCTGCCAACCTAAGTAAATAGGGTGAATTGGTGTTTTATCTTTCATGTGTGTGACTTCTCTTTTGCTTATGAGATACTGTTTATGTTCTATTATTATTGGGCAACTTATGTTACCTGTGTTTTGTGGGATACCCCAAGTATTACTACAAAGGGTATCCCTAAGCTATTACGCTACGATAGTGTTGAAGAACACACCCAAGTTAGCGCCTGTGACTTTCATATCATAGGCCATTTTAACTTGGATCATCTCAGCAATCTGTTGGCGCTTCAAAGCATCATCCGAGAAGGTTTCTACGGTAATACCCATACCCGAAACACCGGGGATAGAGTCCCAGCAGAAGGTAAGACCAGCAGCAGGGGTACGAAGGCCAGCCCGCTTAGGACCGTGTACCAACATAGCCTTCTTAGAGCTAATGAAGCCATTGGTGGCCGTAAGACCCTCAGCAGCAGTATTAGCGATAGCCTTCATAACGAAGAAGTTCTCTACCTCAAAGATTTCAGCCAGCTTGGCGTTGGTAACCAAAGCAGTGTTCGTGATGGTAGAACCACCGTTCAAACGTGCCAAGATGTCAGGGTGGTTAATCAGAACGTCACGAGTTTCTACATCTACCACCATCGTGTTCATATCGAAGCCACCAGACTTCAAGAAGGAGGTACGGCGGGCAGTGGTAATGTCTACGATTGGTGTAGAGTTCGTGTAGTCCGACCACTGGGTCACTTCAGGTGCAGTGTCGTTATCAGCGTTAGCTACACCAGTGTACTCAGTACCCCAGACACCAGTCTTAAAGAAGGTATCCGCAAACTGTTGCTCACGGTGAATCTTCAACTGGTTTACTACATCAAAGGCTTGCTGTGCGCGAGTCTCAAGCATCGAGTCCTCGTTAGCCAAGTCCTGCTCAGAGAAGTCAGCACCAAGGCCGTAGACCTCAGCGTAGTAAGCGTCCGTAGACACTTGCAGGCCGATACGTTCAACTTCAGTACGTGGGGCCAACTTCTTTACGTTACCAGCACGATTGGAGTCGTCTTGGTTGTAGATGTAGTATTTATCCGACTGTTTCGATACGGATACCATTGGGAACACTTGGTCCGCAATGAAGTTCGAAGGCTCTTGGTTAAAAGCAATCGTCAGGTTGGTCAATGGCTGGTCAATGTGAACAGCACTAGGGGTCAATAGAGGCATATTAGTTATTCCTTTAGGATATTAGCTTAGGCTGCTACGTTGCCGCCAGTGATAAATTCGATACGCATGACCTGACCATCAACTGCACTCTCACGAGCGTAGCCAAGGACTACATCACCAGTTGCAGCCAAAAGGGCTTCACCAGTAGCGTTAGACTGGATTTGGTCACCAGCGGTAATCGTACCACCAGCCTTAACCATTACGTCACCCGATACTACAACAGTAGCAGCGTAGCCAGCAGCCGAAGGGTTGTTCAACAGAACACCAATGGCATTACCACCAGCGGAAGCAGTTACGTCCACTTGACCATCAGCGGCCAGCGAGACGAATTTGAATTGAGCAGCGGAAAGATCACCACCAGCTTCGAAGGTGCGCGTGTCGCGCGATTGCATAACAGCCATAGTAGTTATTCCTTGTCTTTGTAGGATTTGTTAATGAGGGCTTTGCCTTCTGCGGTCTTCGAGACTTCAGCATAGGCTTTAAACTTGTCTACCTTATGCTCATCAGCATAGGATTTAACCAAGTGGTCAAGTTTATCTTTAGCAGTAGTAAACTCACCATCAGTGGCAGATTTACCTAGTTCTTGCATCTTGTCCTCAAAGGCTTTATCAGCGGCTTGAAGGGCTGCTACAAGAATGTCCATGTCATCCATCTTGGATACAGCAGTAAGAAGTTTCTTAGCTACATCAGTATCAAAGTGTGGGAGGGTGGCTTCAGCCTTCTTAGTAAGGATAGCATCGGCTTTCTCAAACTCAGCTACCTCAAGTGCCTTAAGGATAGGCGCAGGAATGTCAGCCTTATTGATTTTCTCACCACCATACTCTACAAACTCAGCAGGGGCAGCTTTGGTGATAGCGTCAGCTTCAATCTTGTAGCCACCGTCAATAAGACCCTTACGCAGGCGCTCATTCTCAGCTTGTAGCTTAACTACATCATCCAAGGATTTCATTAGAGCGTCCATTGCAGTCTTACGATCACAACCTTTCGCCTTCATGTATTCCTTAATCTTGGTATCCATTTCTGGGTCCATCTTTTCTAGGGTATCCGTCATTTCTTCTCCATTGAAGGCTTTAAAGATAGGAGCTTTAGCCATTTGGTTAGCCCCCTTGGGAACCAAACTCAATTCGTCCAGTTCTAGGTTAATAAGTTCAGTAGGCATTAGAACTCCTGCTTCTGTGCGCGGCCCCCTATGGAGAACTCCGCATATTCACCAGACTTGACTTTTTCCCAGAGAGTGTCGTCAGTTACGTGGAAACCTGAAATAACACCCTCCTTGTCAGACTGGATTCCTAATGCTTCACAAATCTCTTTGCTCATGGGGAACGAGTGGACAATCTGCCCTACCTGCTCGCCTGAGTGATTAAGTTTACCAACTCGTACACCCTTCATAAACTTATTAAAGGCTTTGTGGAGCGTTTCTGTTTTGATTACGTCACCCTGTAGGTCTACTACAAGCTCACCTTTGTAGGTGGTTACGCTTGCCCAGCCATAGATGATACGTTGTTCTTCATCAATCTTGAGGATTTTAATTGGGCTTTTGTCTTTCTTATCCACTACAAACTCCATGATACTTTCGACTACAGCCTGTAGTGCATATTCCATAACCTCCATACGGTCCATAGGAGCCTCACCAGAGACCTCCTCAGCACCTTCGGGTAGGTAGTATGCCAAATAAGCCTCTTGGCTCTCAGCGGGCATGTACACAGCCTGTCCATCGTATGTGGATACGTGAATGGCACCATCTAAACCCATGTCCATGCTACGAGCCTTAGCTTCACCTTCCGTAGTGAAGATGTCTGTGCTGTAGCGGGCCTTATGTAAATTAACTTTATTCATCCTACCACCTTGGCTAAGTAACCATTAAAACTAGCAAACACCACAGCATTGTTGGAATCAGCTTCGGCTCTAACACGTATATCAGCATTTCTTGGGATTATAACTGCGGGGTCTAAGTTAAGATTAAAGTTGCTACCTGCGGAATTAGCTGTAGCAGCAGCCTTTTGTGTGAATACCCTACCCGCAAGCCTTACCTCTAAATAAAAGTCAGCAGCAGCAGCTTGTTTACCAGAGACACCCCCAAACCCAGCAGTAAGGATGTAATAGTCTTCATCACTAAAGGTTGTAGCGGCCTTAAAGGACTCTTGGAAACCTAGTGGAATGTCATTGTGTATCTTTGTTAGGTCTGTAGGAATACCACCAACAATAGCTGTATTCTCGTAAACTACCACACGACCTTGAAGTAAGCTGCCATTGTTATTTATAGTGACAGAAACTCTAGCCAAAGGAATAGGCAAAGCTACTCTTGTTTGACCGTTAAGGTTTACTAGTTGTTTTACAAAGGTGAACTTTTGGTCAAACCCTGTGCCAGTTACCGTATGACCCTCAATATAGATTTCTTCATTATCTAATGTAGAACTAGAGGATATACTGTCGACGATATTACTTGATACATAGACTTCACTACCAGCGTTAACAGTCCACACGGTAGCTAAGACACCAGCAACCAAAGGGGCAGACTTACCAAACTTAATGAGTGACTTAGCTTTAGCATCTATAGACACCATGTCCCCAAACTGTTGGTAAATCTCCCTTTCAGCCTGCACCAACCTAGCATCAGGGACTTCATAGTTCCTTCTGGCCCAAGTTGTCATTCGATTACCTTACCTTCAACTTGTGTAGCTTCAGGTGGATTAGCCTTAGCATTGGCAATCCTACGTTCAGCCTCTAGGTCTTGCTCGTAGAGTTCCCTATTCAACTTAGGCAACTCAGCGTTATCCAACAAAGCATCAACAATATCAGGTTGCGAAGCCAAGTTAATATCAGCACCATTGAGGTTACGAAGGTAGCTACCTAGCTCACGAAGATCATGTGGTGCTACGTCACCAGCGATAATCTTGGGCATTAGGTCAGGGTTAAGACCGTTCAAGTCCCAAAGTTTCTCTACGAGTTGCTTGTTGAGTACGTCTACAATAGTCTGGATGTAAGATTCCAAAGCACGTAGGAACAAGTCAGTCTTGGATTTAGAAAGAGCGTAGGAGCCTGTGCTACCACCACCCAACATAAGGAACTCAGATAGAACACTTCTTGCAATGTCATGTTGGTAACGCCTTACAATAGGGTCAATATCAATGTTACGAGTACCTGAGGAACTCATCAACTGGATATCTACAAGCCGTTGACCGCTAGGCGCACCATCTTTATCTGGGTAGTTATCCGATGGTAGTACAATGTAGCCTTGCTCGTTAAACTTCACGTCCCTAAGGATTTGTTGGATGTTATTGAGGAAGGACTTTTGATCTGCACTAGCGTCAGCAGCCAAATACTCAGCAGGAACACGAGCAACAGGGATACCCGCTAGTTCCCGTTCAACAGCAATAGCCTCAATGGACTGAAGGTTGTTAAGGTACTTGTAGCTTGTGTATGCGTTCCTAAGGATACTACGACCTGAAGGGTCATTGTTAATTACTGTAGTTCTGTAGTACAGTGCCTTAGTCGTAGGAATGAAGTGCGCTCCATCAGAGAAGGCCATACCTGTGTCTTGATACATACCCAAGATGTCACCAGTCTTTTGGTCTACTTCAAACCTAGAGACTGTCCAAGGGGCGCGAGAGGCTAACTTACGTACACCAATGCGACCATCAGGGAACTTAGTCTTCTTCTTAGGGTTTGTAGTGCTTTGGGACGATCTACGTTTGTACACTACCTCAAAGAAACTAAAGCCGAAACCTAGAAAACTAAGAGCCTCAGAGATATGATCGTCTAGTGTATGCTCCATATCCTCTAGTACAGATTCAATAAAGTCAGCTTCTACCTTAGCTTCATCACTATCGTCAGAAGGCTTAACCTTAAGGTCTACGTCACGAAGGATTTGTTCTACAGCATAGAGTACAGCACCAATGGTAGCATCATTATCGCGCATCTCCCGATAGGTCTTGATAGCCTTCTTACCACGAAGTTCAGGTAGGAACTCATCCGCACGTATTTGACCATTGTGTACATTAGAACCGGATACACCAAGGATGGTCTTAGCTTTACCTTCTGAGAGGGTCTTGTCAACCATTACTAGGGTTTCCTTTTAATCTTGAAGGTCAGGCTTAATAACTACAGAGATGTAATCATTATTGGGGAAGGTTTCTTTAGTGCCACCAATGAATACAACCTCAAACTCAGCTTGATACATACCTGAGTTAGCCGTGTCTAAAGCTACCCAATCGTATCTAACTTGACCAGCCTCGGCGTCTACAATAGTAGCGATAGAGTTTACAATGTTCCCATTGATATTTCCCATGTAGAAGTTAACAGTAGCACTTGCAAGGTCAACAGCTACACCATTAGCGTCTTGTAGGGTGGCTAACATAGAGGGGCTTGTGTCGTTCTGCTTAATGTAGAATTTCATCTATGCGGCCTCATTAGCGTTCTCTACTATTACTTTATTTGGTGTGTTAGCTGATAGTACACAGAAGTTTATACTACTACCTACGGAAACT